CTTTGTGCTATTTCACACGTAAGTTTATTTTACTGGTAAAGGTTTCCAGTTTTTAGAAGGCTTAGTGTCGTCAGTTTTGTTGGAATTCGGCAACTGAACGTTTTTGTTTTGCAGGTTGTTTTCAAAGCCTTCAGTTTCATCGGTCTGTACGTTCTCTGGTTTATGTACTCTGTTTTTACGTCTTACACTATCTGGCACAGGGCCGGTGTTAATACCATCATCCTGCAACTCTAATACCTCTATGGGTACAGTTATAGGGGTACGGTAGAGACCTGGTGCGTATTCAATAACTAAATCTACATATATACTATCAGGAGACTCTGTACCACCTCTGTAATTTTGCGTTGTAGATGGATATATACTTTTTATAGCCGCAATTCTTAAATTCAAATCAAAGTCTTTTGCGGTACAGCTTTTAACTATATCTAAAAAATTTTCACCTTTACCTTTAAAAAACTCATGTCTCGACCAATCAGTTCGGAATTTAACACGATCTCCAATTAAGAAACCACCTTGTTGAAAGCGTTGATATGCCATCTCGTACAGTACGTTAAATTCCATTTTCATATATGTATTATTTAAGCGGTTTTCTTTATTTAGTGTTTAGGTTTTTTGCTTAATTATTATAAAATGGCAATAAAAGTTAAAAATTTAAAAAAAATTTCTGATACTTTTACAGACAAGAATTACGTTTACAAGGATTTAACTTTTGACGTTTCTCTCTATTCGTATGAACCGTTAGGCTATAAAACCTCAGTACCAGGCAAAGATGTAAAAATTAGCTATGATGCAAAAGCAGTTTCAAACTCCTTATTAAATTTGTTTAATACAAGGCCAGGGCAAAGGTTTTTATTTCCTGAATTTGGAGTAAATCTTCTGCCTTTTGTGTTTACACAGATAACAGCAGAAAACGGGGAAATAATCGGTGATGCGATTATGGCTGCGATTAAAAAATTTGAACCTAGAGTTAAAACAAATCAACTTTTAATTGATGCAGATCCTGACAACAATCAATACACTTTTAATATTTACTACGAAATACCTATGCTTGGTCAAAATTTAACTTCGAGGTATCAAGTAAATTCAAAAGAACAAACATTTATATCTTTATCGACCGAACGAACGAACATAACCACATGAAAACTTTAGATCCTAATATACACTCAATACCAAAAGACGGATACGTTGCGTTTGATGCGATGTCCTTGAGGCAGCTTATTGTCGATAGACTTAATGAACAACAAGTGTTTACGGATCAAAATTTCATTGGTAGTAATCTTGCATCTATTATTGATATAATATCGTTTTCGTATCACACACTTATATACTATCTCAACAAAACATCAACAGAGTCAATGTTTACAGAAAGTCAATTATACGAAAACATGAATCGTATAGTAAAAATGATAGATTATAAACCTATAGGATATCAAACGTCTACTTTATCTTTCAACGCATCTGCTCAAAATTTACCACAAGGTATATATGCTATACCGAGATATACCTCGGTTAGTTTAAATGGTATTACATTTTCATTTAACGAAGATGTTGCTCTTGTAAAAACTATTGCTATGAGTCTCGAAGCGCTATTAGAAATGTCAAGATTAAAGCTTCTTTATCAAGGACAATATCAAGAATATCCTTTATACACAGCCACGGGAGAAAATAATGAACTTATTATTGTAAATACTACTGATACTTTAGTAGATCACTTTAACTTCGATGTTTATGTAAAAACAAAACAATTTGATGTTTGGAAAAAGTACACTCAAACACAAAATCTTTTTTTAGAAGACAGTCTCGCGGAAAAGTATGAAATACGTCTTAACAGCAATAAGAGGTACGAAATAAAATTCGGTAATGATATTAACGGTAAAAAGCTTCAAGCAGGAGATAAAGTAGCTATTTACTATCTCGAAAGTAGCGGCGAAAACGGCGTTGTAGGAGAGTCGTTTACAACGAGTGACGTAAGAAAATACAATACACCGCAATTTTTAGAAATACTTGAAGATGTTAATAATGAGCAATTAACATACCTTGAAAACAATCAACTTACTAATTTAATTTTTAAAAATTCAGCAAGTTCCACTCTACCTAAGCAACCAGAAACAACAGAGGAAATTCGAGAACTTGCCCCTGCTTTGTATCGAAGCCAGTACCGCCTAGTTACAGCTATGGATTATGAGGTATATGTTAAAGCTAATTTTAGTAATATAGTATCCGATGTCAAAGCGTTTAATAACTGGACATATACCTCTCAATATTTGAAATATTTTTACGATATAGGTATTACTAACCCGTTTTTAACAGAACGAGCATTACTAAATCAAGTGCTTTATACTGATAGTACTAATTTTAATAATGCTTATATTATTATTGTTCCAAGAGCAACAGCATATAGTAATTATAATTTTCTTTCTCCAGCTCAAAAAGAGTTAATAACCACATCTATTCTGTCAACAAAAATGACGACCACTGAAACAACTTTTGTAGATCCGGTTTATAAGGCGTTTGATTTTGGCGTACCTGGTTTGACTAACGTGGAGACAGATATATGCACATTAGTTATACGCAAATCTGTTAGTTCTAGAGCAAACGACGACATGATTAAAAACGCCGTTGTTAATATAATAAAAGAACATTTTTCTCGTACCGTGGTTAAACTCGGCCAGTTAATTGACATAACAAGTCTTGCACAACAAATACAAGACATACCCGGGGTAGATACCTATAAGATAGTTAGAGAGGACACAGGTGAACAAATTAACGGGTTATGTTTTCAAGTATGGAACCCTATATACCCTGAAAACGATGTAAATACAACACAAACAAATATACAATTGAAAAATTTTGAATATCCTTATTTTTATAATCTCGAATTTATTTCTAGTAAAATTAAGATTGTTTCATCATACGGTGCATATGAGCCAGTTGAATATTAACCCCTCTATTTATGCTGATTAGTAATTTTGTCCCTAGCGGTGTAACTGGTAGTGTTTATGTATCTGAATTTATATTTATAGATACATCAGTAAGCACTTACCCTATCGTGTCTCGTTATTGGGATTTTGGCGATAACACGTACGCATTCAATGATATAGGGGTTAAACATAGATATAATTACCCTGGTAATTACACAGTAGGGTTAAGTGTTGCAGATATTTATGGTACCGTTAGCTATTCCCAGCAACATGTAAGCGTCGATTATGTAGTTAGAGATCGTATTGTTGTTACTCAAATACCACCTTCGTATTCATTACCAGGTATACCTACACCGCAACCGTTTAAAGTTTCGGTTACGTCAGCCCAAATCAATCAACCTTTATTCTTACAATTTCACGCCGCAAATTCCCGTTCATTGCCCTATGAAATCGCAAAAGAAAGATGGAATTTTTTGACCCCTACATGGAGGTTTTTAGATAAAAATTACAATACTGTTACTACTCTTTCTGTAGAACCGATACCTATTTATAGTAATGGGGCGATTGCAGGTTCGCGTGGCGAGGCAGAGTTTTATTATGTTGATGATTTAGGTTCGGATTTTATGGCAGGAGATTGTGCCTTGCTTTTAACAATTACTTTAGTACCGTCCGGGTTCCACTACCCTTTAGAGACTCAAATTTACAATTATCCGAGTTACGCAAATAGTAACGTGTGTTACGCTACGGTTGCATGGCAAGTTGATAGTGTTGCACCTGAGTACTTAAAAATCACAGGTAACTATCTCGATAAAATAGACCCCATAAAATGGCCAGACGTAAAGATACCGGTAATGATAACTGCACATAGCAGCAAAAACACATTAACAACAGATCTTTCAGGTAAAATACCAAACACAGGTATACTGTTTTCTCACCCTAAAGATAACATCACAGGTAAGAATTTTGAAGTAGTTGTCACTTTATCTGGTGTACCGTTATCTGCGTACACCGTGGATGAAGCTCCACTTTATTTTCAACAAACAGATAAAGACGGTCTTATAACCGGTGGTTATATATTTACAACAGTTACACCGCATAAATCTATACCACACACCGCAATTATTGCTACAGTTTCTGCAACTCTCCCACTCACAGGGGTAAGCTTTCAACCACCCTATGGTTACACAGCGCCTCCGTTTGTCTGGGTATCGAACCCTGAACATAACACTTTGCAGAGAATCACTGTCGTACCAGCTACAAATCCTGCATGTTCAGCTCTCAACGTATTTTCCTCCTTAGGGGGTCTAGCAGGTGGCGCTGTATTTTCAACCGCTGTACCTATACTTTCAGTGCTAAACACATCTAATTATGCTTTATCAGGATTTTCAGGTATTTATGGACTAGCTATTGACACGAGAAACAACGACTTAATCGCTGCAGATGCTGAAACTGATACAATTTATCGTTTTAATAGTACAGGTAATATTGTTAATGCGGTAAGTTTACGCGTACCGACTAGTACTCTTCAAACTATTAATGGTTTACCGCTTATTACGACGCTGAGTAGTACATTAGTAATCGGGTATGATTCCACTGTTGCGTTTACACCAAGTTACGTAAGTTTAGATAAAAATTACAATATTTGGGTTTCGTTTTTTGATTCCGTTTCTGTAGCTAAGTTTGACGAAAATTTTAACTTCTTATTAGCAGCTACACCGTCAAACAATGAATACCAAATAGACATTTCAGGTGATTGGCTCTTCAAACCACCTGTTGTCGAAACTGATCTCTATAATAATATCTGGGTAACATACGCACAAGTCTTGTGTAGTGCTATCTTTAAATATGACACATACGGCAATCAACTTTTAAGAATTAATTTACCTTCTAATTACCTACCTATAGGTATTACGGTTACCCCGACTAACGGTATATGGGTTACAAACTCCATGCATACATCCCCGCTAAACGGTAACCTACAGCACTACGACTCTAACGGTATTTTACAAACAACAATCTCAGGGTTCACGAGACCTAGTTATATATCTTTAGATAGACAGGGAAATGTTTGGTTTACACACGGGTTTAGAGAAATTGGTTATATTAATTCATTAACTCATCAAACATCTTCCTGGACACTAAGCTCAAACGGAATAAGCGGTTGCTTTGTACCGATATCCATACCAGACCCTACAGCAAATAGTTTTTTATTGTTTGATGAAGAGATAGGCGGTCTTACTGTTGATGCATTTAATAGACTATGGGTTATAGATTCTCAAAATAATATTGTCTTTACATTATCCGCTTCTCCTTTTGACGTTACGAACAACATTAATTTACAGCAAATATTTGTATATCCTTCTTCAAACATCGGCTTCGCGCCTAATATTCTAACATCTCTAACAGTTGCCCTAACAAGCAATTACTACAAATCTGCTCAAGCTACAGGAGATTGGTCAGGTAACAAGTGGTTACAAAAATACGGCGCTACATCAAACGCTCTACAAGGTGTGTCTACTCCGTTTGCAGTGCTCGATTATGATAATATGTTTGCTGTAAAAAAACAAAATGAAAACTTTAACACAAGTGAGCAATACTATTCTTTAGCTTTACCCGAAATTCTTCAAAATAACGACACCCTTTTTAATAAGTTTTTACCAGCCGTAGTTGGTACTTCTATACCAGATAAATATGAAGACATTGGGGAAAAAGTATATGAGAGAATCGCCAATTTTATCGAACAGCATGCTGATGTTGAAACTTGTGGTATTGATCAACTTATATCTCTATGTAAGCAAAGCGATGTATCTGGTTACGAATATTTAACAAGCATGCCAGCAAGCTTAAAAAGAGCTTTAGATATATTCTCCATACCTAAAGAACGCTTAAGAGGTACAAGAGATTCTATACCGGTTATTTCAAAAAGTGTTGGTGACCAGCTAAACACCCTAACAGACATTTTAACAGCTGGGCAAAAAATATTTCTACAAAATAAATTTAGCTCAGTATATACGCTAATTACTGTTCCGGTGCTTTCCGGGGTTAGCATTTATCCTCTATCGGCTTTCGATGGCACTGGTTTTTCGCAGCCTGTACTAGTTAACTATCAATTTTTTAAATATACCCCGTATTACCCATATGATGAAATTAACGATCAACCAGTTTATATAGAGAATATAATAGACTGGAATAACCCATACACAACTTTAAATTATAACCTATCTACATATCAAGACTGGTATGGTGATAGTGGTTTAGTTGAAAAAGTCTTTAATTACTTACTCACTAAAAATATATTTGAAGGTTAAATATTAAAACAAGTGGAAGCTAATAAACAAGACCTAACATCGCAATCTAACCCGGTGAGAATATCTACAGAGCTAGATATTGATGAGCCGCTATCTTTTAAAGATTGGTATAGTACGCATACTAGTATTGCCCCTGGGCAAGAATATAATGTTTACAATCAGTATTTAACGACATGGTACGCTGAAAAAAAATTAACTAGAAAAACAGCTTACAACACTCAGCTTCGTATAAACTATTTACAGCTCTTACAACAACTGCAAGTTTTTTTTACAAAAAGTGAAAAAGAAAAGTGGTATAATTTTATAAACTTTAACGATGACAAAGAAATTTTATTAGCCATACCTTTTTTTGCAAAAAAGTTAAAAGAAATAGCTTTACATTACATAGATTTACGCAAAAAAGTAAAAACAGCAAAATTACAATATAATTTAGGTGGCACAAATCAAAATTACACTCTCGAGTTACAAAATTTTTTATTAGATAATTTCTCAAAACACGAAAGCAATAAATTTCGCATACCTTCATGGGTATATAATTACATACCTGAATTAAGTTCAGTTAAAAATGAATTAGTAGTACAAGTAGAGGAAATTTACGACGACCATGAATATCTCGATCAATCTCCTGATGTACCGGTTACTACGTACTACAATTTAAGCGACTATAAAACAACCGAATTTTTAAAAACAAAAAATTTAAATCTTTTAAAATCAGAATGGTTATACAACAATACAGTCGTATTTTCAAGTGATGCTTTTAACCCTGAAGTTTCCCTTTCACTCGCCAATGAGTATATAGTTAAATACATTGGAGAAGATAAATACACCAGCAACATACAAATTCCAACCGTTGAAGTAGAAAAGTATGATTTGACATTTAAAACCGGAGATAACTACTTCTTGTGGCCAGCTGGTACGTACAAATCAAGTGTTATAAGCGATAAGAGATACAGTACTATTGCCCTTACGAGCATCGGTTTCGAGATGAGCGGTACTGCAGGCATTAATATAGAGGGTAGTGACACTATATTTGTACGCACAGCTAAAGGGCTAAAGGGCGCGTGGTTATATGATCAGCGAGAAGACACATATACAGACACGATGGTTGCGTATTTTGAAGCTAATAAAAAAACACCTTTCTTGTTTCCGTACCCTGGCTATGGCTTATCGAGTGAATCGTTTGAGTGGACCGGTCCTACTTTAACGTATAATTCTGATTTTTATTTCCTCGACGAACAAATAAGAAAAAATATTGAAAAAGCTTATTGGTCTCAGAACATCGTATTAACTTCGGTAGATTCAATAAAGATTAATAACACAGCGCTTGTATCTGCAAGAGCGTATCCTAATCAAGTTTATGATTTAAGTGATAAGATTTATGTGTGGGATACTCCACCGCTTTACACTGAGACGGTTTATAATGGCGAAATACAGGAAGCGTGGCTGTATAAACTTAATCAAACGTGCCTACCAGTTGCCCCAAACGGTAATTCTGTAATATATTGGCCGTATGAAAGAATTAACACTAGTGAAGTGTTTCCCTCGTATTATCCAGATAATGCTTTTGTTTGTGCACCTCAATCTTTAAACACTATAACCACCCCTTATAGTATAGCTGGCGCTAACATTGACGAAGCTGATACAATATATAAACTTAACAACTATCAAGATAATATAGAGGACGCTGTAGAGTGTGCTTGGCTTTCAGGTCAAAAAATAAATTTTAATCATAGCAGAGTGGTTTGCGTTGAGCAACCTAGCTTGTTATTAAATATACAACCCGGTACATTTCAACGGTTTGTATGGCTGGGTAATAACCTCGTTGATGTAAATAGTGTCTTTAAAACTGTAGCCCATCAACCCGATTGTGCCTTTAAGCTCAAAAACTACGATTTTACTAATCATGAAAAATGCACATGTAAAAATGTTCTATTTACCCCCTTCGGTCACCCTGGCAATACATACTTTGACAACAACGGGTATGCGGATTTTATCTTACAAGAAACAGATTTAACACTTGGTAATACTATAGATCTTTCAATGTGGAAAGACAGTGTAGGTTTAGACTATAAACTAAGCCCGCATTTCATGTGGTATCGCTCAGGTGGTAAGATAGGGTGGGGCGCAGGTAAATGGGTTAATGAACTCGCTAGTAGCGTGCCTAAACTTCAAAAAGGCAAAAGGTACATTTATTTTCGAGCGAACATCAAGACAACTGATACCCCTTTACCAACATACACGTTAAGATTTAATTATAATACATTTAATAACACAAAATTTACGTGGATACAAGGTAGAAAAACTGAAGACGGTACATGGGTTAGTGCTAATACCCCTTCAAAATTTACCATCAATCAAGGAGATATATTACTTTATAAACGTCAAGGTACAACGAATCACTCTTTAACAAGTGTTAGTCTTAATAAGACTACCATTTCTGAAAACAGAAACAGTATATGGTCTACATACGACTACTTAACTGTAGCAGATCCTCAAGACCCAGTTTCAAAAGCTCAACAAACGATTTACGTTAATTATCCCAATGTTAATTTTCAAGATTTTGCAACTGCGTCCACAACTATACCCGGGGTACCTTCAGTACCTTTCGAAAAAATACTTGAAGTAAAAGAATGGTCTCTTACTGACCCTAAAGGGGGTGTTACTAAATACAACACCCCTAGTTTTTCATTTACACCGCTGATTACAGGTGTTTATAATATCTCAGTTACTGTACTCACAGGTACGAATACAACGTACTCGTTTAATGCAGCAGGTAATTTAATAACAACACCGGGTTCATCAGGTCTTTATAGTTATACAAAAATACCACCAATAACCGCAGTAAGTACTTTACAGCCAGTAACATCTCTTACAAGTGTACCTTGTGATGCTCCGGGGTTTATTCTTGAAACTTATTTATACGGTTGGGATTATGGTACATACTCACAACGCACTGTGACAACACCTGGTGCGAGACCGTTTTGGGCGAAAGGTAATACCTCAAAAAACATACTTAATAAATTTAAAGGTAGCGCAGGTTGGGGTACACCCGTACGTTTTTATGACACTCATAACCCTGTTACCCAACCAGAATTTTCAGATATTGTACTTGCGTTCGGTCAATACGTAGAATATGAACGCAAACAACCGCAATCCATTTTTTGGGAACAACCGGTAACAATAAACAGACCTACAAGTAACAAGCAATGGTGTGAGATCGATTTCAAATTAACTACTCCATCAACATTAAGTAGTGCGTTAGCAAATTTTCCTCTTAATATAGATTTAATTTCTATACCTACAACAGCACCCTCTCAAATAACACTTACAAACATTATTGACAATGAACCTGTAGAGGTAGTCTATAACGCTATAAACCCTTACACGTGGACGCTTACGGTAACTGCAGAGATAACTAACACTACAACCACACCTGCAACTGCGTACACTTATCATACCGCAGCTAGACCATGGAATCATATAACAAATAGGTTTAACCCCACT